TATTGAGCCATTAAGAGATACCAACATGTGATTGGCACTCTCAGGTACAAAGTTTGCTGAGTTTCTTTGTAAGGTATAACTAGCAGTTGCTGAAGCAGTAATATTATCTAAAACAATAAAATCTCCTGAAACAGGTGGTACTCCAATATAGGACATTACTTTAATACCTCCGTTGGAAATTCGTATGCTTCTATTTTCTCTACAGTATCTAGTCCTGTAGTAGCATCTCTAAGTTGTTGTCTGTAAGTTTTCATAGCATCAGACATTGTTAAATCACTAGCAGATGTCCAATCTGTTTTTTGTAAAAGAGTATTTCTTCTTTCTCTTAAATATTCCATTTTTACATCAAATTCTTTTGGTGCATTTTTTTGATCTTCATTGTATTGAGCAATATCTTCTTCACTCATATCTACTAAAATTCCATTTACCATTTTTTTCATTATGTTCTTATCCCATATAAACTAAATCTACCTTTTATATCACCACTAGTAGATAGAAATCTTATTCCTGTTAATGCTGATGTACTTCCAGTTCCAACATAAGTTGCACCCACAAGTTGATGAGAAACATAACCACCATCAAAGCCACCCCAAAATATACCATAATATCCTTTGTTCTTTGTTGTGGTATGAACATTATTAAAATATAAATCCATATAAGATCCTCCATCATGGTAATCATTTCCAGAAC